GTGAAATAGCAGAAGCAAGCGCAACAATAGGGATAATATGAACGTTTCCAAGAAAAGCTCTGTTTGATGGATCCAGAGGAACTTTCGTAGGATACATTGGAATAATATTTGATTCACCAACGTATGGAATACTCAATGTTGCACTTGTGGTTTCTGCAATGTTTATAATGACGTGTGGACAACCAGAATAGAAAGTCTGTTTGCCTTTGACGCCTGATCCAGTTGCAATTCCAACACCTGGTGGTGTATATGCTACAAGAAACATACCCAACATAGTTGGATCAGTGTTCCACGTAAGCTTGATGTTGAAAGTGCCAGTAAAGCCCATAAATCCACGCAATTTGTCCAAAGTTGGCATTGAATTGATGATATCAGCAAGAGGTTTGATATAGTGAGTTTCTTGTTTATATGCACCAAAACGATGATAACGGGCCAAAATGTCGGTAATATGCTTCATGTCTGAATCAGGCATAGATGGAGCAAATGGAGTGCTAAATGAATCTTGATTTGAAACATTTCTTTCAGTAGTACCAAATTCAGTAAATCCGGTAACATCTTGATTTATTTCAAGGATAGATCCAACAAAAGCATCTTCATTTACAGCGTCATTGATTTGTGAGTGTGTGTTTGTGTTTGTGTGTGTGTTTGTATTTGTGTTTGCAGGCTTTATTTACATCCTATGTCGCTCAGCCTATAGCTTGTAGGATTGAATCAACCTTGTTTAGAGGATTGCTCATGAGTGTGGTTTCCTAAATAGGCACTCTATTTCCCAACTCAATGGACGGTCTATTGATTCATTTGACCTGTAGTTTAATGCCTTCGGGCGGGGGTTTGAGTTCATGTCCAGTTGAGTTCCGGCAGATTTGTCAAGAGCGTGTTGTCGCGCACCATTAGACGATAATCATGATAGTCTTGACTTACGAGTGTAAGTTCATATTCGTCACCACAAACCATTTTGATTCTCCGGACATAACTGTCAAACGTATCAACATCATGCAATGCCAGTTCTGCAAAAGCCGCTCGAGCGTTTTGTTCAATTACTCGCTCTTCAAACAATGTGTTACCATGAATCCAGTTGAAACATTCAAGGATTGATGGAATCTTGAGAGGAGCCATCCATATGCGATTGTCAGCATCGAAAGCAAAACCACGTTTCAAGAAGTAACATTTGTCAAGTGGCTTGAAGCCTGTCATTGTTCCAGTCTTTTCTTCATCCGTGTAGACCATGCCAAATGTTGCAAAAGCCCGAGTCATTGATTCTTGATTGAACCAAGATGAA